CATTTCTTGTGCTATAAATCCTATATTGTAATCACCCTCTAAAGTTCTTTTTTCTCCGTCAATTTCAAACATTTCAACAACATCTTTGAATTTAAATTTTTTGGGTTGTAATTTATTTACGGTATCTAAGCCATAACTCAAATCAGTTATATTTTCTTTTTGATCTCTGTCTGAAATAAATCCAGCAGATGAAAGCGTAACCTCAAACCTACCTGTACCAGCACCATCATATACAACCCATTTATTACTAGCTGTTGTTCCTTGATACCATGCTGTATTTGTGCCGCTTGCACTACCTCTATCTATGCCAAAAGCATAAGTACCCCCACTTATATAAGCAGCAGTAGAATCATCTGGTGATTTAACATGAAGGTCTGCGTTTGGTGCTGTTGTACCAATACCAACATGACCAGATGTAGCTAAAATACGCACTCTTTCTGACTGCGAAGTGTAAAAAGAAATACCATCATGTCCATAAACAGCTAATCCGTCATTATGCGATCCAGAATGATCTCCTGCTTGAAAACCTATTCCGCCACTTTCGTCAGGGGAATAGCCACTTCTTAAAGATATGTAATGCCCTGTAGAATCTCCAAAACCGTCAACTGTCAACGCACTACCTAATGTGACATTAACATTTTCATCTATAGAAATAGCTGGTGTTGTGCCAACTGTACTCCCTAATCCTATAAGCAAATCGTCAGCACTATCATCTAGACCTATGTAATAGTCTTGTGCATTACCATCAAAAACAATCTTAGTATCTTCTGCACCTGCGTCACCAATTGTTAGAGTAGGTGTTGTGCCTTTAAGTGTCATAGCACTATTAGTTAGTGTTAGTACCTCAGTCCCCGCTATGTCCATTCTAATGGTGTCCTCGTCCGAACTTTCTTCTACTTGTATCTTAGTATCGCCATCAGCATCTTCAAAAGTTGCAATAGCTACGTTGTTGAAAGTTATACATTCAACTGCTGTTCCTGATGGTGGTGCTGTACTAAAAGTTAGTGTGCTGCCTGAGATTGAATAAGTGTCTTTATGTTGCACAACACCATCAATAGTTACGAATGTTTGATTTTCAGATGAAGGAGTTGTACTCAACGCTAGAGTAGTATCTGAACCATCACCAGTCATAGTGTCTATAGTTGGAGCTGTACCAACAATACCGCCCTCTAATTGAAAGACCTCTATAACCCTTGAAGCAAGCGGAGCAGTTGCAAATGTTAGCGTTGTACCTGATACAGAGTAAACATTATCAGCTTGATAAACACCATCTATAAATACAATAAGACCATCTTCTGAACTCATAGATTGTGTCAATGTAAAAGCTGTCGTGCTGTCATCACCAGTAAATGTATTCTTAGCAAACTGCGTAGAACTGCCACCAGAACCAGATGCAGTAGAAGCTATCGTGATTGAGTCAGCACTAGCATCTGTAGTCAAAGTAATGTTGCTACCAGCAACCAAAGTAAGTGTATCTGTCGTTGCATCTGCAACTACGTCAGATTGACCTGATACTGAAATCGTTGAGAATAAGTTTTGTGAGCCACCGCCACCAGAACTAGCAAATGTAATTTCATCACCACTAGCATTTGTGGTGATCGTCATGTTTGAGCCAGCTACTAGAGTAAGTGTGTCTGCTGCTGCATCTGCGACTACATCGCTTTGACCAGATACAGATATTGTTTTAAATGCTTCACTTACTGAGCCGCCACCTGTAACGCTAAAGTCTAAAGTACCGTCAGAATCTTCGTAGGTAACAGTTATGTTGCTTTCTGTGTTTCCAGAAACCATAGCACCTACGGTATCTTGAATAACTTCTGTAAGGTCTATATTTGCAGTACCGTCAAAAGAAACACCATGAATTGTTCTCGCAGTTTCTAAGGCTGTGGCTGTAGCTGCATTACCTGTAATGTCACCAGATGTTAAAGCAATCGTACCTGCTGATGCAGGTAAAACTACAGTTGGATTACCGCCAAAGCTTGCATGTGCAGGTGCTTGTAATCTTAAATAATGTGCATTTGATGATTCACAATAAAAGTCTATATAAGATTGAGTACCACCGTTTTTAATTTTTATTGCACCTTGTTCTATGACAACACCGTTTGTAGACCCACCGCCAACACCTAGAGAAGTTGTAATCTCTGTAGCTGCTGGCAAGCCTATTGTTATTGTTCCTGAACTTTCTGCTACTTCTACTTCGTTAGAAGTGCCTGCAAAATTAATCGTACCGCCTAAAGATATGGCAGTTGCATTTACACCAGCACCAACCGTAATAGATGAGTTACTTAATTTAGAATTAGCTATAGAACCAGCTAACATAGCGTTAGTTACACCTGATGCTTTGACGTTTAAGGTATTATTAAGGGGATTAATTTCTATAGAACTATCGTCTACTAATACAGATAAATCTATTGTGCCATCGCTGTCTTCGTAGCCAACTGAAATAGCGTTTTCAGTATTAGATGAAAACATAGGTCCTACTATGTCTTGTACGCTTTCAGCAACTAAACTAGCTGACAAAGTACCACTAGCTAAATTAGTAAGTGTGACATTACCTGTAAGATCGCCACCTAATGTAATGACAGGTGATTTATTTATAGTAACAGCAGAAGCAATATCTCCACCGTCAATATTGAGGGAAACGCCTGTACCAGTACCGCTAAAGATTGCATCTATAGTGTCTAAGTTAGCGTTTAACTTTTGTCCCCAGTTGGTAGAAACATCTAGCTCTGGTTTAGTTAACGATAAATTTGTTGTTGTAGTATCTGCCATTACGCTGAAGCCTGCCTATCTAATTCTGTCCATGTTCCTGCTGAAACAGTTTGTTCTGTCCAAGTTCCATCTGCTACAGTTTGTTCTGTGTAAGTTGCAGCAGCAACATCTTCTGGCTCCCATTTTAAACCACCAAGAGAAACAAAACTACTTGTTCCTGATACATCTGCTGTTGATGTTCTTAATACTGAACTAGCAGATACTAAAGCAGATACACCTTCTACATCGGAAGCACCTAAGAAAACTATTCTTGGTGTAGCTGCTAGGCTAGAAACTGCCGATATAGTAGAAGCACCTAAATCTATTTGTATACCAACAGCGACAATACTTGTCGTGCTTATAGTAGCTGCATCGGTGTTGAGTATTCTTAACCCACTAGCAGAAGCACTAGAAGCAAGGCTAACAGCACTAGCACCTAGATTAATTTTACGACCATCAGCAGTAAAAGCTGATACGCCTGTAACAGCTACCGCACCAAAATCGTATTGAAGATTATTCCAATTAGACTTGTTGTAACGTCCAAAATTATAGGTTTGTTCGGACATTACTCTACGTCAGGGTTATATCTACGTCACCTGCGTTAAATCTAAATACATCTCCTGAAGAGACAGTTTTTGAAGTTGTTAAGTTTGCGTATGCTAATAAATTACCGCTTGTGCTGGCATCAAATATACCTACAGCAACAACAGTTCCATAGTCTGCCGTTGCAGTTGGATATTCTACAGCAGCAGAGTTAGTTGCTAATGTGCCTGTTCCTGAAACAGAAAAAGCCATAGATTGTCTAGCATAAGCACCACCAGAAACTTCAGTACCGCCACCGGTATCGGATGGAGCTACAGTAAATAAAGCAGCATACACAGTTGTTGGTGAAGTGTATGATGTGTTTGTAAAAACGTGCTTTAATAAAGCATCTTCTAAATAATCAGTAAATCCAGACATTTTTTCCTCTAATTAGAATCCATATAGTATATATTCTTTTTGGCTCTTCCGTAAGTTCTTCTTCTTTGCATTAGAGAGCCTTTACCAAATTCTTTTCTTTCTTGTTGCATCCTTACTTCTTCTAATGCTTTTTCAAATAATTGACTAAACATTGTTACTCTTTCATCTTCCATCAAGAATATAGAAGCATGTTTTAAAGCACCGTATAAATAAATATCAGGGTGATTATCAAGTACAAAGTTAGTTGTATTAGAATCACTTAGTGCATCAACCTTTGCATAATAAGTTAATTGTACTGTGTATGCTTGATCCGGTGTAGGAGCAAATTCCATTGTCTTATCTACTAAAGCAAAGTAAATAGGTTGACCAGTTGTATTGTCATTTGATGCTCTATATAAATCTAGTGATTCAATAGATTGTTGCATCAACGGTTTAAAATCATTTGATGTAACTTCTACGTTTATAGCTTGTAACCAGTCAGTTGGTAGCGATAAATACTGAGCATCAGCAGTTGCCGTAGCTCTTTTAACCATGTCAGCAGTTCTTAATCTTCTGTTAAGTTCGCCTTCGGTTTGGTCAATAAACATATCAATATCAGATGTTAAATCTGATCTATTAAGAAAACTTGCTATGTTTGTTTTTAATTCTGAATAATTCATACTTTGCCTTGCCAAGTTCTAAAAACTTTATTATCTGGATCGTTCAGCCACTTCTTCCATTTAGCTTTATCTTTGACCCAGCCTTCTCGCATCGCCTTTTGATATATTACCATAGGAACTTCTGCAACATGCCTAAAATCTTTTCCGGGTTTGTTTTCTGCAAGGGCTTTGCAATGCTCTATAACTGGTTGTATGTCTTGTTTTGTGTGATAAATAATTTTGTCATCTTCAGTAATAAACTCTGAAGTTGAACCAGTCTTTGAGTCTATGAGAGTTCTTTTTGCCATTTTATAAAAAGGGAGGGTTTTACCCCTCCCTAATTATTTATGCTTATGATGTGCTTAAGTCAGCAACTACACCGTGTGCAGCTTCATTACTTACTTCTAGCCCATACTCAGCAACGATCATTTTAGTTTCAGCGTCACCGATTGTAGCAATGTCGATAGTTTCAAAGTTTCTTAAGTAAGATACTTTAGCAAACTCAGGATCAACTAATAGAAGCGATCTCTCTCTTGATCTGTTGGAAGGAACTATTTTTAGTTCTCCAAAGTCAGAAGAGTAGATAGCTACTGAAGCTTCTACTGTGTTTGCGTCTACGAATTGCCTAGCTTGTGATCTACCAGTAAAACCAGAGATGACTTGTTTGTTGTGCGGACCAACAATAGCCATGTTTGGTTCAGCTCCGTTAGAGAACATAAGCTCTAAAACATCTTTTAAAAGAGTTTCAGTTAGAGCTCTTTGAGTTCCGTCTGTAGGAGCAGCACCACCACCTGTAGAAGCACCAGAAGTTCCTCTTGAGTCATTAGAAGTAATCCAAGACTCGAAACCACCTGTTACTCTTGCAGTAGTAGCATCACCTGTAGTTTTAGCACCTTTTTGACAGAGAGCTGTTTCCATATCTCTTTTAAGTGCTTTAGCCATGATAGCTAACTGGTGAGCCATTTCTGATCTCTTACCAGCAGCGTCAGACGCTTCTTGCGAACCTGTTACAGTTGCATCTCTGTATGAGATTTGACATACGTTACTTACCCTTGAAGTGGCAGTTGAAGCAGCTCTTGAAAGTTCAAAACCTTCTAACTGTCCAGAACCACTTGGTGAAGGTAATGATTCTGTTTGCCAATCAAATACCACATTTTTTACATTTCTAGTTCCGATTGAACTCATAAACGGAGTTTGCATAGGAGAGATGTTGTAAATAATATTACTTAAATCTTCTCTGTCAGCAGTAGCCGTATAAGTATCAAACGCATTTGTGACTTTCGCCATAATTAACCTCGTTAAATAAGTTGTTCAAATACTTTAGCTGCATCTGAAACCTTTCCAGATTTAGCCAACCTTTGTTTTGCTTTCTTAACAGGCGTTACCGTTTTGTTTTTAGTTACAGCTCCGGGTCTTGCTACACGGGACTTAGCCTTTTGTGTAGGTTTCTTTTTAGAAGCTTCCTTGGTTTTGTCATATAACCATGCTTTTCTCAAAACATTTAACAATCTCCAATCGTACACTTGACTTAACTCTTCTTGAGTAAACTCTAAAGAATTAATTGCATATTGACTTATTTCAGCTTTCTCAGCCTGAGCTGTCTCAGCTTTTTGCCATTCGGGAACAACTTCTAAGAGTCTTTGCTCACCAGCCTTAACAGAGTCATTTAGTTCTTTCATCTGTTTTTCGTACTGTTCCTGTTGTAACCTTTTTTGTTCAGCTTCAACAGCAGCTAGTTTCTCTTTCTTTTGATCCCATCTATGCTTTTCTCTAGTGTATTCTAATGGGTCTTGTTCATATAACTCATCCCAATTCGGCTCTTCACCGAAAACACTTTGTAACTGTTGTTCCATTTTTGGTAACAGTTCTGTATAGATCGCATCTCTCTCGGTAACTTCATTAAGTTTTTGTTGTAGAGTTTTTTGCTCTTCCGCTAACTTCTGAGTTTTGCGAGTATAATCTTGCTGACGAGAATAGCCGTTGCGTAGTTCATCGAGTGTGACCTCTTGTTCTATACCATCTATCTTGACAGTATAAAGTTCAGGTTGCTCTTGTTCTTCCTCAACTTCTGTTTGTTCTTCGTCTTCATTTTCTGTTTCTTCATCGTCATCTTCCAACTCGTCTTCCGACTCATCTTCAAATTCTTCTTCCAAAACATCTTCTTCGGGAGATTCTTCAATCTCCTCGACTGTTTCTTCTTCGATCGGTTGCTCTACTTTTTCCTCTTCAGGAGTAAGAAAACCCTCTAAGGCTGAAACAGCTTTATCCATTTCAGTCTGTAAAGCAATCGGCTTTGCGTTATTGCTCATAAAAACCTCCAAGTTTTAGAATATTTTATACTAAGAGAGGATATTATCCAATGCTACGTATTTTATTTATGTGTGTTTTTGTAAGTTTGCCTTTCTCGACAATGATGCGTAAGTGCTTTTCTATCTCAGGGATAAGCAATATAGCTTTGTGTAAGGATTCTCTTAGGTCTTTTTCTTCTTCAGTTGTACTGCTTAACCAACGAGTAACGTAATCGTTCTTTAAGTTCTTAAGTGCTTTCTGAAAAATGTCGCTGTCTAATATTTGTTCTGCTTGTGCAGACTCTACTACTTCTTCGTGTGTTGCCATTAAAATAAACTACTATATGCGATTGGTAGTAGTAGGGATATGATGATTCCTGCTATCCACCATAATCTTTGTGAATTTGCTTCCATTAATGCTTCGATACGGTCAAATCTTTCGTAGGCGTTTTTCCAGCGTTCACCACACACTTGTTCATGGGTTTCTATCTGGCTTGCTACTTGATTCACAGTTGTTCTCGGCATTAATAACTCCATACAGTTGGTCTTACTTTATTATCTTCTTCAGATGCTATATCTAAGTGAATAAAACGGCTATTGCCTTTTTGATTCACACCAATACCAGTAAAACCATATTTCTCTGCATTGGCTATAATTTTATACGCTTGTTCCCCTCGACACAATATATCTACCGCAAGCCCCATACCATGCGTTCCTAGTCTTGGTTTTTTGATTTCTGCAGGATGTTCCATACAGCGATAACCAGAAGTGATAACAAATGGAAAGCCTAGATCAGATCGTAATGCTTGCAATCTATCTATCAAGTCATAATTAATATTATTTTCACCGCAATGCGAACAAGCAAATTCATCTAGTTCAAAGTTTTTCCAAGCCATTAGTTTCCCTTTGTTACTTTTTCTTTCTTTTCAAAAGTCCTGAGTCCTGCCATTCCGAGCATAGCCATAAGTATGGTTGATAATTGACTAAAATCAAACTCTGGTAAAGCAACTTGAATCCCAGCTATACCTACAGCAAATTGAATCATAGGTGCAAGAATAAAGTGATACATCATAGCTAGACTACATACCCAGCCGACACTCGGTCTCCAGCCCGCCACAAACCAGTTTTTACTAGCTGCTTCTATTTTATTAACTTCTATCTGAGCAAGGTTAGCAGTTTGTAATTGTGTCTTGAGTTCATGCTCAAGCGTCATTTTTAAGTTTTTGTCTGCGACAAATTTATTAAGTACGTTGCCTGCAATACCAACAACTGAGTTTGTAATAGGGTCTGGCATTAGTCTTTCCTCTTATCTTTTTGATTTGCTTTAGCTATTTTATCTTTTTCTATTAAGTTTGGCACACCTAGAATAGTTTTTAAAAGTATGTCTTGTCTAATGATTTCATTATCAACAGAACGTACTCTATCAATTAACTGAATTAGTATTTGTGTTTGGGAATCTAGTTTAGAGTCTAATCTTTTCTCTACGGCTTGTAATGACTCGTTTATCTTATCGTCAACTACGTCTATCTTTTGTTCCATACCGTTGACTATTTTATTGAGCAACTTCCATAAGAAAAAACCTAACCCAAGCGTAGCTGCTATAGGAAAGCCTACTTCATTTATTATGGTTACAATTTCATTCATAGCCTTTGACGAAGGCTATATTATTTGTGCTTTTTCTGTACTTCGAACTCAGCGTTTAAAGAAGCTCCCTTATGGGGTACAAACTTACCTTCGTGTTTCATAAGTTTATAGTTTTTACCGCTTTTCATAAAGTGATAACCTTTTGGAGCTTTTACTTTCTTTTTCACTTTTTCTTTTTCTTAGCCTTAAGTTTTTTGAAGTCAGCACCAGTTATCTTGTTTCTAGGTTTAGCAACTCTAGCTAACTTCTTTTGCTTAGGTGAATATTTTTTCATTGGCATATTAGTACCCGTATTTTTTAGATTTAGTTTTTTTCTTTTTCATAGCTGGCTTTTTAGCTGGCTTCTTTTTCATTCCGTATTTCATTTTTTACCTCGTTTTGATTTTTTTGGTCTAAGTAAATCTGAGTCAGCTTTACGAGCACCACCTTTACCGGTAGCAAACGACCGAACTCGACCAGCCGCCCATTGGTGTGCAGATACGCCCGGTCTTGAACCACTTGAATAGTATGCTCCTAAACCTCTTTTGTAAACTTTGCCTAGTGTGCTTTTTGATATACCGCTTGATTTAGAATATTTATCTATAACTGCTTGCTTACTTCCTGCCATCTTTTGCTCTTTGTTTAGATATTTTATTCATCATTGCAGGAGTTAGTTTACCCATCTTGTAGAGTTTCATAGTATTTAATATTTCGGCTTCTCTCTTTCTAGGTTTCTTAGAGCCTTTGACGTACTTCTTAGGTACACCCCTTTTTGTTTTTGCTACTTTAGGAAATTTTCTTACCATTTTACTTTATCCGCCCAATACGCTGCTGACATTTTACCTTTTGCTATATTTTTGGCGTGTCTAGCTTTGAATGATTTACGTTTTGCTTTCATCCTCGCTGACTCACCAGCTTTAGGTTTACCTGCTGTTTTAGCTCCTTGCTGTCCAAACCTTATAGTTTTTATTTTATCACCTTGTTTGGCGACCACAACATGAGATTTCTTTGGATGACTAGGTGTTCTTTTTGGTTTGTTATAACCAGATACACCTGCTTTTGTTAGTCTTGAATCTTTCATTAATGAATTGTTTTTTCTTCTAAATGAATTATTTCAGAATCTTCATTTATTTTATTATCAAATAAAAACATCATTAATTCAAAAGCTTTTTCGGCTGACTCTGCTTTGATATCACTACCAATGTAGACGTAGTCACCCTCTAAAACTTCTAGATCGTATAGTTTATTGTTGCGTCTGGTCATCAGTAAACAAGCCTTGTGCGTTAATCTTTGCTGCTTCTCTAATAATTTCTCTATCTCTTTCCATGATAGCATTTATTTCAGCAATGTTAACTTGCGTTCCATACTTGGCTTGTAACTCAGCAGCCTTCAATCTAATCTGTGCTTCTTCGATATCTCTGTTTCTATCATCGTCCATGATGATTTTCATTCTATCGGTTTCAGCATCTATCATAGCTTTTTGAGCTGAGACTTGTGCTTTTTGCATTTCTGCTTGTGCCAACATTTCTTCAGCAGACGGTTGTTGTTGCTGTGGTTGTGGTGGCATTGGCGGAACTTGTGCGTTGATAAAGTTAGTTGTGTCTTTAAAACCAGATAACTCTATGTAACGACTAAGTGTATTGGCATACTGTTGTAAGCTAACTAATGGATTGTTTGGTCCTAGTAGTTGCAGTATTTGTTCTTGTTTAGCACTTAAGTTAATTAGCGTAGCCATTTTCTCTTCATCGTTAGATTTACTTAGTCCAACATTTACTACCATGTCTTTGTCTGAATCCCAGTATCTAGGATCGACTGGTACAAACTCATTGTTGAGTCTGAATACGTCTTGAGCGTCTTGATGTTTAATCACCAAACTATTAACTAATTTAAATAATTCTTTCATACCGCCTTCAGCAAAGTGACGGCAGATAAGTTCGATTCTACCTTGAGCTCCACTCATCGTAGCTGCAACGGCAGCTTTCGTAGAACTTTGTAGTGCATCAGCATTTAAACCAGCACTTGCTTTAGAAACACCGGTTCTGTTTTCTTTTGATTCGTCTAAATAACCAAGAACAGGAAAGGCTTCTTTACCAACAAACGGTACTGAAAAAGGTTGCACCATGCCCGGTGCTCGCATCCTAATCGGTTGTCCAATATCGGTGTTTAAAACATCGTCTATGTTTACTTGCCCTTCGACAATACCCATTCTAGGGAAGATTGCATGACCTAAAGAATCTAAAGTGTCACGCATGATTTGTGATTTAGCAGCTTGAATTGGTTTTAGATAGTCTGCTGGACATGAGCCGATTGCCGTGTGCGGTTCAGGGTCAGGACAAAACGAAACAATCGGCAAGTCATCAAACGGTTCTACGCTAAGAATGTTAAGACTTTCTCCAGCAGTACAAACTCTAACTCTTTCATCAATACCGTCACCATCTAAATCAAAAAATAAATAGTGTTCCATGTAGAGCACGTCTTTGCCGGCAGCGTCATCTCTATCCGGATAAACCATATTATCAAACGGATTTCTAGCTTCTTGCTCTTCGTAAGCTTGTGGGTCTAGATAACTGCCACCGGCTCCTGCGTATTGCTCAATCTCTTCTATGTCATAACCCATAGCAACTAAATCGGATACCGACTTAATCATTCTATGAGCAACGTAACTTGATTCTGCTAATGAACGGGCGTGTCTAGCTACCAAGACCTCTTCAGGGGGTATAGATTCTATGCAGACTTGGTTTTTTGCTTTGACACGCCTGATTGTTAAATCGTAACTTGCGGGTTGTTCTTGGGTAACTTCTTCACCGGTCTCTGGGTTCATCATAGTTACCGATTCCATTTTGACTGACTCAGAAATAATTTCTACGTCTGGGTCCATAATTAAACCTTGGTATTGGATCGGAGTAATGTCGGTGTATTCGTGCGTAGAAGCTGACATACTGTCATCCCAGAACGCTTTCACGTACCCAGTCTTACGCACTAACGCATCCTTGAACACATCGTATAAAATTTTAAATCCGGGGTTTTTCTCTTGAACTATGTAGTTGATGTAATTAGTTTGTTGTTCGGATGCAGCAATATCCTCAGCACTCTTTGGGACAAACTCAACTACCTTTTTCGTACCAAAGAAAGTACGCATGATAGACGGTAACATGAAGAGTACGGTGTCACGTACGTCCGTTGATACGTAATAGGATTGTAAAGTGCTAGTACCTTCTGGTTCGTTGCCTAAATAATATTCTGTAGACTCTGCTCTCTCTTCACCAACTTGATGGATAAAGTCTTTAGCATCTTCCATCTCAGCCTTAAGAACGGCTGACAGTTGTTCATCTCTATAAGCTTGTTCTTTATCAGCGTCTTCTGCTGACATCTTTTTTTCTTTTTCTGCCATATTATCCTACACGCAATATTCGTGATTTTAGCGGTTTGTTGAAATTATAACCCATAAAGCTTTGACTGCCACTAAAACTTGCTGCCGAACCAGCCATCGTCAAAGCAAGTGCATCGGCTTTGTCTGGTGATTTTAAACCTCTGCGTTTCATTTCTTCTTTGGATTCTATTTTTATTTTACCGGTAGAAGTATATTTGTATGACGGTGATGCTAACTCAGCAACTAACTCATCATCGTTAGGTATGCGACAGTCTCTACCTGCTAACCAGTCTTTGATACTAAACCAAAGTTCAGCTCGCAAGTTTAAATAATTTTTTTTCGTTGACGGTGCTTCGGAAACATTGACTCCACGTACGGGTAAGTTTTGCTCACGCAAACGATCGACCACGCCCGCACCCAAACCAATGACATCAACTAATATTTCTTGTGGTCTTTCAATAACCGTACAGTCATCGTATTTATTTTTTACTATTCCGCAAAGTTGCATCAAGTCCATAGAACCAAAAGTTTCTATATCTAAAACTGTATTTCCCTGACGTACGCACAAAGCAGAATTGTCACCACCGAAACGAGCGACATCTAAACCCCACAATATTGGTTCACCGGCTGTAAGAGCTACATCTCTTTCTACGGCTGCACGCACTAACTCCATCGGAATAACCGTATCATCATCGGCACGGGGAAACTCACCCATAACTTCAACCCTAGATACAGTAGAGTCTTCCCCGTATTGTTCTATCATTCTTTGGAACAGTTCTTTATCAGTACCCTCTACGTTTCGGGAGTCTATTTGCTCCGTACGCCAGAACTGACGATTGCTATTGAAACAATCATAAAACGGTCCCGTGTTTCTACGTGGGTTGGAGAAACAGAACCAATAACGATCTTTCGTGGGTTCTGAGAAGAAACCTTCGGATACTGAATATATCGGTGATGGTATACCAGATGCTTCATCCATAATTAAACAGACACCGTAGTTAGAATGAATACCAGCAAAAGCGTCAGGATTCTCTTCACTCCATAGTTGTGCTTGAGCGTAGTAATAGCCAGTATCTATTTTTAAATCTCTAATTAGAGCTTCTTCAAACCATTGTGCCGGTTTTATGGTTGTTGCTGTTTTAGAAAACCAATGTGAGTTGATTGCTAATGTTAGCCATTTACCTAATTCAGCCCATGTTCTACTTCTAAGCTGTTGTTCTGTGTTTGCTGTAACAATAATAGTAGAACCAAGTCTGGTTGATAACATCCATAGTATTAACCATGCAACTAAGGCTGATTTACCTATACCACGTCCAGAAGCTACAGCTAGTCTGAACATCTCTGGCATATCTAATCTTTGGTTTCTTTGGATATGTGTTGTAATTTCTCGCAAAATTTTTTCTTGCCACTTCCTTGGTCCTTCAAAGTCTTCAAGGGGGGTATCCTTTACTCCCCAAGGGAAGGTAAATTTGACGAAATTGTACGGATCATCCTTGATGTTCATTGACCACATCTCGGTCATTAGCTTAGTTTCTTGGTCTGCTGAATATTTCATAAAAAATTATCTATAGTGTTATATATATAACGCATGTACTACCTAGAGAAAGGGGGGGTATTTTCATTTTTTCTCAACGTCCGCACGCTCGAACGAAACGCTCGAACTTTCTTCAACGTCCGTACGCTCGTCCGTCTGTACGTACGGCAACGGACGGGTAATAGTCTCGCCTTCTATCGTGTGTACGTTCGTGCGTTCTTGTGCGTCTGTTAATGCTTTGGTTAAGTCTACGTTAATTTGTACGTTCGCTTGATCGTTCCATTGTCCCTCTTCCCCTCTTGTCTTTAAATAGAAAATCTGAGCGGTAACGTTCCCGTCCATAGCGGAATTATAGAGAGCGTTCGATATATTACTGATTCCTTTTGCTTGTCCTTTTTTTATAGCTTCCTCTATTTCATCAAATTCCTTGCGTCTTCTGTCGAGCGAGCTTCTGGATACCCCAAGCATTCGGGCAGTCTGACCAATAGTCAAGCCTTCCGCCCCGTACTGAATTATTTTATTTAATGTATCTTTGGAATTAAGAATCTTTTTCGGTCTTCCTGCTCCTTTGGTTTTTCCTGCCATGAAAGTATTTTAAATGGTATCTAAATTAATTTATATATTTTATGTGTTTATGTGTTGACATGTGTGCATCATTGTGGTTTAATATGTTTATATTCAATTAAACAAGTGAGGTAACAATGGAATATAAAAGACAAGAAATAAAAGTATATTTTGATTATTTTATTAAAGAAAATAAAGAATGGTTTGAAGAAAACGAACCGGAAACGTGGAAAGACGATTTACACCATCACGCATTCAATCAAGATGAATATATCATAGGCACTTATCAAGCTAAAAAATGGCTAGGAGATATGGCTTTTGATGTAATTAATTTTATCAAAGACTATGAACAAGATAACTTTGGAGAAGTTTATACAGATTTATCTGACCCTGAAAGAGTTGTAGGTATGTACACATACATAATCGGGGAAGAAATAGTAGCCGATTACATAAACGAACTTGAAGAAGTAGCATAACCAAACAGGAGAAAACAATGCTTATTAAAGAATATAAAAAAGAATACAAAGATTATTTTATGTTTATCAATGTCTATCATTCATTAATTGAAGTAGCTGTTTTTAGCTATTCAGATGATGACTTTGAATACAGAAATAAATTTATAGATTATTCGGTAGATGAAATCTACGAAATTATCTGTTATCGAATAGACAGCGACGAACTTAAAAAAGTCGCATAACCAATAGGAGAAAACAATGACATTTACTGATAAAGAATTTGATGAAATTTATACAAACTTAAAAATTAGTCTTAGGAAAATAGAAAATGGCTGTGACAGAAAATTAAGGGGTAAACAATGGACACATAGGGATCGCCAAAGGTGCATTGAAAGAAGGGATTTTTTGCGAAAACTTATAAATAAATTTGATAACCAAACAGGAGAAACCAATGACCAATAAAAAACTAGAAGACCAACTCGACAAGCTTGAACAGTCCGTAGGCAAAGTTAAACGAATAGCTAAAGACTTAGCTCACAATGTTGAATGGGCAAACAAAAGAGTTATAGATAACCCGATATTTATAGCAAGACTTAAAGCGGAGAACGAAAGAGCAAGAAACAAAAAGGAGGAAGTATGATTATCTGGAATGAATTTACTATCACAATAAAACCATGCAAAGTTTGTGGGAGTAAAGTTGAGTATGTTAATAATGAAACTTGTGGCTGTGAAATATGCCATGAAGCTTATATGAACATGGAGGAAGCATGAGTAACAAAGAACAGATAGAAAATGCAATTCAATACTTAGGCAACCGAGGACACTCTTACGAACCAGAAGACATAATTAAAGCTCAACGTATTGGCGATTATTTTTTTATACACTTTAAAGATGAACATGAAGTTGATCTTTACAACATAACTAATTTTTACGGAGAGTGTGAGAACTCTTTTGATGCAAAGAAGTTTAAATGGAACGACACTTACATGAGAAAGTGCGTAACAGGAGAGATATACCAATGACTAGAACCATAGAAGAGTGTATAGACATAATAGAAAATGCTTTATTTGAAGAAGGTAGACCAGAAATATATTCAGTCCACGAGCAAGAAATAGATGATGCATGGACTTTAACAAAAGAATCTTTAAACGTCCTTGAGCAACTAACCAACAAGTTAGTTTCAGTAGGTCGAGCCATGCACAAAGAAGCTAACAGAGAACGGAAAGGCTACAACGAAGAACCCATAGAAAGCATTAACGAGTATTGGGAACACAACGAAGATTTAATTTTAGAAAAACTTATGGATTACGTACTAGGAGAAAATAAATGAAAACTAAAATAAAACCAGAAATGTTAAAGGTTGATAAGCAAGACTTAGAAACCTTACATTCATATTTAAAAATGGTTTACGAAGAAGAACACTTAAAATCTTTTCAACCCGCTATGGACGCTTTTGCAAATGATGAAATAGGTTACGGAGTTTATCTATTAGGTACATTAACTGACATAGACAATGCCATAGAAAAGATGCGAGAAATACTAGGAGAAGACAAATGAATAAAGCTAAATTAGTAAAATTAGGAGAAGAGGTTTTAACAGAAATAGATTTAGAAATGGAGTCTCTTATTAAAACCGAAATAGAAAAGAAATTATGCAGAGAATTATCAAATGTTTTTCATGAAGCGTGGATTTATTTAGAAAATTGCAATGAATATTCCAGACCTATTGCTGATGAAAAAATTAAGAACTACAAATCTGTTAAGCCTATTCTTGATGATGTGATTGGTAACGCTTTAAATAAAATAAAAAAAATGAGGACATATGAACATTGACGAACGCCTGTACATAAAAAAACGCACACTCGAACTAGAAGGCGATATAATGTCTCCACGTTCACGTAGGCGATTGATTAGACAAATACAAATACTTGAAGACAAGCAAACACGCACGAACTAACGAATCCCCCGAGTACGCTTCTTAAATCCATTGTTTACTCACTCTCCAAGAAGCGTACTCACTTGTCTCAATAACAAATGCTTACGTACCCCCGAACGAGCTTTCTTCAATAACTTATGTTCCCCTTCTACTGCAATAACCAATATCTTATCCGCCACTAACTCATCTACACACCGCCCTACTGTCTTCGGTGTCAACCCTGTCATCTTTGCATAATACCTATAAGCATCATGCGAAGACCACGTTTCCCATCTAAACCTTTCCACGACCGCATATAAAACTAACTTAGCACTCGCACTCAAATGCTTATACCCCGCACGTACTCGATACCACTTCCAGAGAACTCTCCGTAAATCATTGTAACTTTTATACCGTTCACGTACGGACGTACGGACGAGAAAGTCCGTGTCTGCGTCCTCATTAAAACTATCCTGTATCCACCAATAATCTTCTAACATAACTCTATTTTGAGAGAAGGTTTTTTGAACCTTCTCTCTATACGTATAAGTATACGTATACGGATATAGTGGAAGGTTTTACTACTCTATATGGAAGAACCTTCTACTTAGTATGGAAGAACCTTCCACACTATATGGAAGAACCTTCCATATCCCTTGGCTTTTTTTCCTCCTGTTTTGCCTTCTTTTTGCCGAAAATCTTGTCAAAGTTTTCGTTAAATTTATCTCGATCATACGGTCTTGGTTTATCGCCTTTTCCCACGTGCTACCTCCTTCAATAATATTAATCTGGTTAAATACCAATTTGCCTTTTTTAAATCGTCATTTGGTTTGCCTTTGTATTTATATCTATGCAAATATTTCAAGACATTGCCCTCTAAATACGCATCAAACTTATCGCCTAATTGTTGCTCTATGTAATCAATGGATTCAATCTCGCCTTGGTTATAGTGTGGCGGTTTATTTATCTTATCTATTCCCATGTAAACGACCTCCTTTCGTATAGTTCTAAAAATGCTTTGCGTCTGATTAAAGTTTTCATGTTGGTATCTACTTCGCTACTGTTAGCTTTAACTACTTGCGACCTAACCACACGGAAACGATCGTAGTCTAGCCCTTCCTCCGCACAAATAGATTTAACTCGTTCTTCTTTCTCCGGTGCTAATATCCACGCTAATCTATGACCATCAACGAGGGCTGAACTACCTCTGATTGCCGATCTTAAATCCAAGTCTGATAAATCCGCCCCTTGCAGACCGAGCTTACTCATATGATGCACACTCAAGCAAACTACGTTTAACTTACTAGCAATCGAAGCTACGAACTGAGTATACAACTGAGCAGCTTCTTGACTCGTAGTAATCGGTGCTTGTACCAACGATTGTATTGGGTCGAGCACGACCATACGTAAGTTATCAAAGCTATTGAGTTCATCTAAGAATTCGTACGCCTGATCGCTTAAACGTAGACCTTGACTATCATCTTGTAAAAAGATCAACGGTTTAGGTTTATCGGGCACGGTATACACAAATACGTCATGGTCTGACTTAAATCTTTTACCTTCTGGGTCGATACTTGCTATCCGTCTATGGAGTTCTTGCGAATCATCTTCACAACTTACGATCAGACAATCGCCATGCGAGTTAATTTTTTTACCTAAAAACTCCCCAGAACCGCAACCGGCTATCTCTAAGGCACTTGAGATAACTGTTCCTGACTTACCAATACCACCGATACTAGCTAAAACTGCGGGCTTACCTAATTCTAGTAACCCTTCTATCAACCATTCTCTTGGTGGCGGGTCTTCGGTAAAAGTTTTAATACTAAGATTGCGTAAGCCTAAACCTTTGTTAAGTATGTCTAACCTAACTTGATCTAAACCTTTAGCTAAGTGTAAGTCGTTAAAGTCGCCAACTTCTGAGGGCAATCTAACCTTGATGTTAAAAAAATCGTTTTGTATGTGTTGAGCTTTCTTTGCCCCCAGTCCTGATTCGTCATTGTCTAAAGCCAGTACGATTTCGCAATCGGTTTTCTTGCGAAGATTCTTAACTACGTCATAAGCAAAGTTAGCAGAAAAGCAGATGGCTACTGGAGAGTTAGTAGCCATCCTGACGGAAGCTGACGTTGCGTATCCTTCACAGATAACGATTTGGCTGAGTTGCTTCAGAGACGCAAAGTCAGTTCCGATTAAATGTAAATTACCTTTTATTTCGCCACCAGAAACAAATCTTTTTTCGCCTTTCTTACCACGAATGTACTGCAAAGAACGTAGTTCTCCTTCTATGTTGTAAATTGGTACGATTAGAGCCCCAGAAAGCTCACGTAAGCCATAATTTTTAATGCCTTTATGGTCTAGGTATGGATGGTCAAAAATCTCCTCAGAACGCTCGTATCTAGATTGCACATCTTTGGCAACTTCGTTCTGTTTTATACGTTTATTTTCTTCTTGTTCTAGTCTGTTCTTTTCTAACAGATCACGTAACTCTTGTTGTTGTGCTACTGACAAACTTTCTGAATTATATGAAGTCCATTTATGTTCTTCACCTGTCCGCCAGTTACCGTACAAAGCAACGTATTGTCCGTTGGCTAATTGATTACAACAATACCAACCGCTACGTTCTTGTGATCTATCTCCTCTTGCTTGCCCGCTTGACAACACCGGCACACGAACTAAAGAACCAGTCGTGTCTAAGTAATTGACACGCAGTCCCGCTTCGTTCATTTCTTTTATTAAATCATCAGTAGACCTTTGCTCATTGGCATGAACAAAAGATGAGATTGATTTCTTGTCAAAGTTTCTAAAAAACTCAGTCAGATCGCTCATTAATTATCTTCGTTATCTTATCTAAATTACCAGTTTTAGCCTGCTCGTTAGCATAATCTAAAAAATTTAAAATTACCTCAGCAAATAATTTTTCCCTATCTTTTTGTGTCCATTCATGCAACACAAAAGAATCGTTATCTTTACTCAGAGTGACGTAAGTATCCTTTGATTGTTTGACAGCATACTTAACGCCCTCTTCGTTTGCATAAGCTACTCGTGGTAGCCTTTCTCCTTTCAAAATTTTATCACTATGTTCCATAGAACAAGCCCCGTATACACTTCCTCCGACAGCAACAAACAAACCCTGTATTGGTGCTTTACAATAAGCACATAAAGATTGTCTGTTGTGTCTTAAAAAATAATCAAGTCTAGAAAGGGATTTCGTCATCAACAATACCAGTTGACTCTTCCTTTACAGGAGTTGACTCTTCCTTTTCTACGACCGCTTGTTTTACTTCACCTGAACCGTTAGTGGCTTTGTCAAAAGTTTTAAAATCTTTATCAACAATATTGAAGTAAGAACCATCGTGTTCTATTTCAGCACTTACTTGTTTACCAACTAAGTAATCAGTTTGCATAGAATCAAAAAAACTTTTTCTATCTAAACCCGCAGCTTCAAATAGCGTACTCATCTTTTTGATATTGACTGAAGCCCAAGCTTGTGAACCTGCTTGATTCTCAGAACCAATCACGTATTCAAACTTAGTCTTCATATTGGTGTCACCAATCTTGAACTTAAATACTTGTTTAGTTAGATAGCTACCATACTTTTCTTGATTATTAGTAATTGATTGCTCAACTATACTTTCTTCAACGCACGTAAGATTGTGCATCCCCTCTTCGATATTTTCATTAGCCGGCATGTTGTCGGTTAAATCTAAATCGCCTGTAAATTGTTTTAAGTCGCTCATAATATTTTCCTATTGCATTTTGTAGCGTGAATAACTAGGTTGTAAGTCTTCTTTAACTTCTTTCAATGCGATAAGAAACGCATGAAAACTATACTCCCCACCAATCGGAAGGTTGATTACAGATTCTTTGTTATCTAATAACTTTGTGTAGTATTTGTAATCAGCTTCCATTTTTTTTAAAGCTTGTTCTACCTCTTCCATATTGACACTTTTACTTTTTAACAATGCCTTCACGGACGGTATCCCAAGAATCAAATTTAAGTTCTGCTTCCAGACCGTATCTGTTCTTTGCTAAGAACGCAGGTCTTTCAATGGTGTACAGAACTCGCTCACCTTGAACAGCTTTGGTTGTCATCTTGCCACCTTTACCCTGTACTTGTGCAGTACCAAGTTTAAAGTTAGCAAAGAAACAACAATCACTATGCTCAAGAATTAAATCAGAAGCTTTGCGATGAAGCTTGAGAGTAAATCTATCAAAGGCTTCTATCTCTGGGCTTTCAAATTTAATAATGTGTGAGTGTGCTATTTGTAAGACCATCATATTCTTTTGATCTCTTAGCTGATTAAGAATGTCTATGTATTCTCTGAAGTATCTAAGAACTTCTACATAGCCTTTACCATAGCCGGGCTGTTCAATAGAACGCCAGTTATTATCTTCACAAGCTTTGTTCCAGATCAATGGCTCTAACCAGTCAATAGAATCAATGACTACGGTAGAGTAATTGTGGTCTTCATTGAGCAATGTTTTTAAGTTCTCTATAACTTTGTCAAACGATGTCGCTAACGGGAAGTGAGGTGCTTCAACCTTACCCATACCATCTTCTGTCAGAATAAAGATAGGGTTTTTAGTTGTCGCAGCCCACGTAGTTTTGCCTACGCCCGCACCACCGTACAATACTATACGGGGACTCTTTAACTTACTCTTTTCTCTAATATCAGCTAGACTCATCAGGCACCTCTACTTTCGGCTCAACAGCTTCTTTAAGTTTTTCACTTAACGCTTGAGCCAAAACTTGATTCGCTTCAATCCTAAGATTAGTTTCAGCAACCTCTTGATTTAGCTTGGCATTTTGATTGTTTAGAAAATTTACCTTTGCAAAAACTAATTTGTCTTCTTCAGATAAATCATCCACCTTGTATTCCGGACCATCATCCGAAAACCTAAAGGTATCGCCCTCAGGTGACTTATTTTCTTCTGTCATTTTTTACTCCTGTATTAAATTTATAAGTATTACAAATATCCCTTGCATTACAAAAGCGACAATGATCGCCATATACATACTCAGGTTCCTCTTCCTCACACCTTACTATTGCCGGTGTTAGAAACTCGTCAGCCCAGTTAACTAAGTTCTCTGCACTATATTCTGTTGACCTTATCTTGCCATTCTTATGTCTTGCTCTCGGTTGTACGATAGTTGATTCAATTAAAGTATTTTCATCTCCGTAACGAGCTAACGCACCTAAAGCATATATCTTTAACTGCATGTTGTTATCTACATCTACTGGATACTTACCAGACTTTAAATCTATGACTGCTATTTTTTCTTTGGTTAATATAATGGCATCAGCAGTACCCCATAGATCAGGGCTTATCTCTGATAGATAAACTTTTTCTTCTATTAATAATTTACCGTTTAGTTCTTCTGTTCTTTTGTTTATGTAATCTACATACATTTCAGCACAATCAATCATGTCCTCATCTACTTCTATTACAAAGTCCTCTACTGTGTGCTTTGTGCCTAACCAATAATCGTTCAGCGTGGCGTTGTCTAATCTTTCTTTTAAAACCATTTCTGTCATTTGGTGAATTAATGTACCTGTGGCAGCAGGTACACCAACTTTGTAATCCGCCTGTCTTACAAGTGTTGGCATAGCAGGACACTTAGTCCATTTCTCTGCTGCCGAAGGTCCATATTTAGCGTGACTCATCAAAAGAAACAAAGGATTCGTTTTCCATTCTGATAACGTCATCTAAATCGTACAAAACCGTATTACCGTTAGGTCGCCAGAAATTAGGACAATTTCTTTTATATCTTCTATTTTGTAGAGTCCTTTTAGTTATGCCCCATCTATCGGCTAAGTCCTCTTCAGTAATACATTTTTGTGGATCAAACTGTTTTACATTTGTTTCCATATATTTCCCCTTTTGAACTAATATGTTCTATAATAAACATACTTGTTCATAAAAACAAGTATTTTTAACAATGTTATTAAAAGATTTTAATGATCCTATCTATAACAAACGAAACAACCGTAAAGCTGTTTGGTTGAATAGATATATCGTGAATCAATTAAATGAGTTTGCTGTTAAAAATGATAAGAGCCCAGAAGAAGTTGCCGAGTATTTATTACAAGTAGGCATAAATACTAAGGACCAAGAAGCTAATATCACTTTTGACGTAAAGTCTATTTAGTTTGATTCTTAGCTAACTAATTTCATAGCTTCGTGGAAGGACTTTATAGACTCTTTTTCTTTCATATCTTCTTCTTTTATATAAAGACTGCCTTTCTTTTGATAAGGAAAAAACAAAACATTCATATACTCTAAAGAAACCAAAGCAAATAAATCTATACTGTTTTTTTTAAAAGCCCGTGACTTACTATGTGAACCTCTGCGTAAATCAAAACGCCAAGAACTTTTATACTTTCCTTTTTTTGATTTTGTTTTAACTTGGCATTTATATATTTTGTTTTTGTAATCAAACACAATATCTGCTTCTGCTCCGTGCGGAACAATTAAAACTGTGTCTGAAATTAGGGAAAGGATGCTGGCAGTAAAGTATTCTCCGCTTCTTCCTATACGTTCGGTTGAACGTCCCATAGTTTAGTAAATTAATTTTTCTTGAATTGCTTCAATATCTATAAGTTTTCTTTGTGCTTTAGGTAATCTATTTAAATAAATTCCTATAAATCTTGCTGGATTTTCAAGCACGGAATATTCTTTTGCTGTCTTTCTTAACTCTGTAAGCACCTTTCTCATAAGAATTTCTTTTTCAGGATTTCTTAACTTTTTATATTTTTCTGTTTCTACTATTGAAGAAACAACTGTTTCTACTAAAGGTCCTAAATATCTTGCATTAGATTGATCTACTATTGGATCACCTGTGTATGGAAGTATTTCTCTTCTTTTGAAACCAAGTCTATCTAATTCTTTTTCTGCAGGATTTTTAGCTTCTCTAACAGTAATACCTGTAAGTTGTCTTGCTAGAGGTCCGGGAACTTCTATATCAGTAAAAGGTATTTTTACTGTTTCTGGTCTTCCCGGAGCTGCAGCTCTTGTTGGTGATTCTACTTCTGGTAAAGTTTCCCTAAGTCCCGGTATGCTAGTTTTAAATTGTTCTAAAACATTCTGAGGAATATCTTCATATGAAAATCTTTCTGGTAAAGCAGTTCTAAAAGTTTGTTGTTGATTGAAAAAATCACCTAACATTCTGAAAGGTGTTAAATAACCACCTAAAACATCTGACACAAACCTTGACACTTTTCTTGATATTTTTTGTTCACTATCAACACCAGCTAAATCATTAACAAAATCATCTACTAAAGCTAATCCTGCCCCTGCTCTAAATTGTGCACCTGTTAATCCTTGTAAAATATCTTTTGAGTCAAGAGGTATTCTTCCTTCTTCTGCTCTGACAATAATATCTGCAACTAAAAGATACGGTGTCATTGGAAAATAAGGTCTAGCATCTATAGTTGTCCCATCTTCTCCTTTTAATTCATACCATTTTTCACCACCAAATCCTCTTCTTTTAGCTTCTACTGCAGACATTAACAAAGCACTACCAATCATAGATTTACTAAATACGCTCATATCTCCTTTAGCAACTTTAGCTCTTTCTGCTTTAGTTAATAGAGAAAGCGGTCCTAAAGGACTGTGCTCAAATTGAAACTTCATAGCATTTGCCATAAATCTAGCAAATGGAACAACACCAGTTGTTATAAAAGGTATTGAATTAGATAAATCTACAAAGGCTTTACCTAATTTATTGTCAGGTGTTTTTGCATAAGTAAACTCAAGAGCATCGTCAACAGCTTTTTCAATATCTGCTTTTGTAATTTTTGAAATATCATTATTTTCTACAGCTTCTTTTAAAGATACACCTTTTTTTCTAAGAGTTTCTTCTAAGGAAGAAGCAAACATACCTCTTCTATAATAAAATTCTTGCATACGGTTTACTATATTTAAACCATCAACTACTTTTTGTGCACCTTTCATAACTCCTTTATCAGAAGCTACTGCTACATCAGATGCGTAACGGTTAAAGAGTCTATCTTTTTCATTTACAAAATATTTTGTTGTAAACTCTGTTGCATCTTTAGCAAATTTTGTATTTTTAGTTAAATTTAATAACAACCCAAAAGTGTTTGTATGGTCTACCGGAGCTGCTTCTGCTCCAAAAAGTTTTCTTAATGGATTGAAAGTTGCATTTAAAGCATTATCCATACCTTTTACTAAAGTATGCACACCAACCCTACCTATTTGTGCGGTAAAGTTACGCATTGAAGTTGCAATTTGACTTACTAATAAACCCCTTCTTACATTATCTAAAGCATAAGCAGAATCACCAAACTTTCTTAATAAACCATCTGCCATTCCTTCTTTTGGTGCTAATCCAGATAATTGATCGCCAATATCTTTCATAGATTTTTTTGCAACACTTAATTGAGCTAATCTTTTACCAGCATCAGAAGCACCTAATTTAAATAACTGTCCAAACTCAACCAGATCAATATTATTTTTTTGTAAAATATTTAAAAATGCTTCTTTATATCCTGAATCTCTATTTACTAACTGCAAAGCTTGAAAGATTTGATCTGATACTTGTATGGTTGGGTCTCTTGGAATGTTTAGCTCATCTAAAATTTGTATTCCTACATCTACACCTTTTTGACTTAACTCTAAATCAATATCTGCTTGCAACCCTTCACCCAAGGTTGCTTTTTCTTCTCTAATTTCTTCAGCCGTTTCTCTATTAAATTTTTCAACATCTTGTTCAACTTCTTGACTGGCTTCTTCTACAGTTTGTTTTTGATCTACTTTTTGTAAAGACTCTTCTTCAATATTAGCTATCTTTTCTTGAGCTTTTCTTGCGGAAACTCTTCCTCCTATCGCTCCAAGTGTACCACCAAGAACTGAACCTGCTGCTGCACCTATACCAGCAGTTTTAGCTGTTTGACCAAAATCAAAATTATCTTGCTGACCTGCTGTTATTCTTGTGGATTGTCTTAAAGCATTGTCAGCAGCAGTATAAGCAGCACCTTCTAAAGCACCTACTTTTGCACCTCTTGATAACCCTGCTTTTGTAGCTTGTTTTACACCCTCTTTAATTCCTACTTTTAATGCTTGAGACCCCGCAGTAGCAGCACCAAAAGTAGCTGCTCCCACATATGTTGATGGATCAAATAAAATACCTTTAACTGCTCTTCCAAAACCTGCAACGCTTGGGGCTTTTTCATCATACATATCCATTAAAGTGACAAAATCTTTTTTTTGTTCGTCTGTTGCAGAAGTAAGTTGAGTTGCTTCAAGACCCATCTTAGGAAGGTTATAGTTAAACCAACCCATATACCTAAGACCATATTTTGCATATTGCTCATCTGAATTTAGCTCAGGAGCATCTTGCCCCTCATTCATTTTGTAAACAGATTTTGATGCAGATATCCAGTTAGGGTCTTGAATAATAGTTGCTTCAGTAAGTTTTTCAGGTTTTTCTTGCTCAATTACAGGTTTTTGTTTTTTATTGTATTCTGAAAAAATTTGATTTAATTCTTCCTGTGAAGGAGGTCTATCACCAGTTATTTTTAAAGTTTTACCTTCTGGACTAGTAACCTTATAAGAGGGCATTTCAATCTATTTCTTCTACTAAATATTCTTTTCTAACACGAGAATTATTATTATTAGAAGTATTGATATTATTTTGTGAAAACAATGTAAGAAGTTCATCAATTGTTCCGCCAGATTTTTTTACGTAGTTGTTGTAAACATCTTGTTGATAAGGCGTTAAAGATTGTAATTTTTCTTGTATATTTGTTCCCGGTGCAGCTTGTAAAGCTTGTAGAACTTGTGCTTCTTGTAATCTTATAAATTCACCTGCATCTATAGCATCAGGTTGTGCTTCTACTCTTGCTAACTCTCTAGCTTCTATACCAGCTTGCACTCCTCTGTCGCCAAAGAAAGCATCGCTAATAATAGATGCAAACTCTTTAAGACCTTGATTAACTCCGCCTTCACCACCAAGTCTTTCTAAACCTTTATAAAAAGCACTTCGTTCTTTTTTAGGTAATTTTTTTTGTACGCCAACTTGAGCAGACATATCTTGCATAAACGGTTCTTTCATCAAAGTTTCTGCGTTCATTTTTAAATTAGGATTGAACCCAGATGGTTGAGCGTTTACATCAAAAATTGATTTTGTACTGTATGAAGGCAAGTTTTCTGCCATCTTAGTATTAGGATTTATTTTTATTTTAGGTAACATTAACATAATTATTATTTTCCAAACGGAGTTCCAAAGAAACCTGATCCTGCTAAACCTAGTGTTGCAGCAGCACCGCCAGCTAGTATGTCTCCAATACCGGTAGTTTGACTAGTTCTTTGACCAATAACGCTAGGAGATATACCTGATAAAGCACTACCTAATAAACTAATTTGTTCTGCTGGGTAGCCTTGTTCTCTCATAAAGTCTGAAAAAGCAATGTCTCTTCTTTGTTGTTCTAATCCTCTTTGTTGTTCGCCTACACCACCTAAAGCTGTTATAGCACCAGTTTGTAAGCCGTAAAGGTCGCCAAGTAAACCGGTTTGTGCAGCTCTTTGTCTGCCGGCAATATCGGCACCTGCTATATCTCTTCTTAATTGTAATTCTGGTTCTAACAAACCAACTTGTTGAGCCATTCTAGCTCTTTCTAATTCTGCTTGTTGCTGTCTAGCTACATCGGCTTCTGCTAATGCTGCAGCTTGCTCAAAGCCTGCTTGCCTTAATCCTGCTGCAGTTCTGGCTCTTTGCTCAACAAAAGGTCTAGTTGCTTCTGTTTCTAATAATGCAGACCTAGAACCACCGAAAGCACCAGCACCGATAGCTCTATCTTGTGCTGCTCCTCTAGCAATATCTTCTTCTCTACGAATATCTTCCATTGCTAAATCAATTACTTGTTGTTGAAAAGGTGATTGATATGCAGATATGTCAGCTTGAAGTAAAGATGCGGGAGTTACAGATACAGGAGAAATAGAAGGTGTAGCCCCCGCAAACTGAAACTGTGGTGTGCCAGCTAATTGCTGCAAGCTAGTTAACGGTGATGTACCCATAGCTTGACCAAATAAACCTTGTATGGCTTGTTGTGCTTGTAATTCTTGTGGTGAAAAACCAGCTATCCTATCGCCTTCGTAACCCATAAAAGGACGTGCTGCTGCTTCTTGCCCTAATTCTGATAAAGCTTCAAATCCTGATTCTAAATACTCAGGTACTATTGCTTCTTGTCTTTGTGATCCTTTTGCCATTATATATCTTTACTTATTATGTTCTCTGTTTTAAAACCAAGATGTTTTAGTTTTCTTTTCCAGCCGGGTCTACCTCCACCGTAAAGTTTTGTTGCTCCAGCACCTTTAGCAAAAACGATTATAGAATCTAACATTTCCTCTAGTTCTTCGTATTTACCACCACAAAACAGCAAATTCATCGCTATTTCTTGCGGAAAGGTTATAAACTCAGTTATAAAAGCTGATTGTTTACCAGCCCATAACAGGAATATACCCTCCCTTATTTTATCTTCTATATCGTCTATTGTATATGCTGATTGATGTTTTATAGCTTTTTCAATGATTGGCTTACAACGCTGCCATTGTACTTGCCATTCAGGAAGTTTAGTCACCTTTTGCATATTCTATAACGCTAAAAACTAAATCTATATTTGCGTGATTAACTTGTGCTTTGATGATTTCGCCTTGTTTTAAAATAAGACCTGAGTTTGTAATTAATTCTAAAGTGTTATATGCACTTATATTTTTTTGTTTAAATAAAAAAAACTCAACAGAACTTGTATCGGTTATTGATATATCTAGGTTTGTTTGTTGATTACCGTGATCGCAAGCAAATATGCCTTCAACTATAGCAAAAGTAAAATCATCGCCTGTTGGTGCTGTATAAATAGTTTGTTGCGTAGTAGCTGAAAAAGAATGTTTTACGTTAATAGCTCTTTGTATATATTGAGGTTTTGCAGATAAATCCATTATCTTTTACCTCTTTGTTTTATATCAGCTCTAACATTACCTACTTGAAATGCTTGGTCGGTATCACCGGTAACTTTCATTTGTATTTGTCTAGCTGTAAATCTAGCATCAGTATATCCATCAGTTGCAAAACTAAAAGAACCGAAGTCTGTTTCTGCACCTAAAGGTGTATTTCTACCTTTAAAACTTAAAGTAACAGCAGGTAAAGTAGTAGTCTTTTCATCAGGTAATATCTGATTTACTTGTGCAAGTCTGTCGCCTTGTCCTATTTCTAATGGACCTGTTTCACAAAACGGCTGTGTTGTGCCTAAATCTGGTGAGTTAAATAAAGTACCAAAGTCATGTTGTAAGATTTGATTATTATTATCAGCAGCTAGTGAAAAATCAAAAGCACCTTCATCAATCCAACAGTTTCTTGATAGTTCACCAACAGACCAAACATTGTCTAAATAGTTCCAAATAACATATTTGTTTGGTGTTTGTGACGTGCCAGATGGAAAGAACCACCATACTTCATTGTGTTTTTGGTTGTGCCCACCGCAAGTTGTTAATCTGTATAAGGTATGTAAATCATCAAATACAAAATCATGCACGTCTGATTTTATTTCTCTAACTGCACCGTCATAAATAAAGAATGAGTTCTCCCCCATCCATGTTAAAAATTCACCTGCTTGAACGATACATCTTCTACTAATCGCTTTACAGTTTGTACCTGCTTCAGCTATACCATATGTAAAAGGTGCCCCGACATAATACAAACGGTTGATACCAACGTCAGTAAAAATAATAATATCTCCTCTATATTTAACCGCATAATGAGCTTGTCCTCCTGTTGCTATTTGTAAATCTCCTGCAGTATTGTTAGCTGCAGCCGTCCATGATGTGCTGTTTTCTCTTTCACTCCATTTTATTTTTCTTGAGTCTCCGCCAGCACCTATACAAACAACGTGCCTTTCATTGGTAACAACTACTGCAGTATTGTTAGTTGGTGCGTTAGATAAAGTAGAAATTGTGCTAGGAGATGATGGGCTCCATTGAAATACCCTGCCATCACTTGCAGAGCATATAAGTAAGTTCTCTCCAAAGTTATCAAAGCTAAAAGACTTAGTTAAGAATGATAAGCCAGAAGGACCGCCTGTACCTGTACCTGATCTAATAGAGCCCCAATTTTCTTTTCCATATAAACCTGCTCCGTAGCCTAAAGGATCAAGACCACTATCATCATTGTAAGCAGGAGAAGTAATGCTTGAAGTTAAATCGTATAAAGTATCTTGGTATAAAACATATATTTTTTCTCTTGTGCCAATACCTAAAACTTTATTACCGCTATTATCGGTATAAGCGTACATGCCTATAGGTGTACCTGTAAGTGCAGTATTAAATAATTTTTCCCAACCACCAATAGGTTTTAGAAAACCGTTTTCAAAACGTACTAAATTACCGTCAACCCAACGAGTTTTGTTGGCGTATTCTGTTCCGTTTTTAACTATGCCTGCAGGTGGTGTTATTGTGACCAAAGCCATAATTTAACCTCTAGGCTGTTCTATACCACATATAAACTGTAAAGTGTGCTTGAGTCGTATCTACTGAAGTTGATCCCGTACCATTTACCGTAATAGTTGTTGAAGATGCTTGAGCTGTATAGTAATCGTTTGTATCTGGATCGCCACTAAAGTCAACTGCATTACCAGTTGAGTTGAATGAACCGCTTCTGTGACCAGAAGTGCTAGAAGCCATATCAATACCTTTAGATGCACTAGACCTTGTGCCGTCATACCATTGGTGTACGTGCGAGTGACTACCGTTAGAAGTAACATTTATAGTTACTGTTTTGCTTGAACTTCCACCGTTTTGACCGCCAGAACCACTAGTAATTGCTTGTAAAACTCTGCCCGAACCTATTGAAACCCAAGTACCTATTCCAAATAAAGTAGCGGGATTTGTGCTTGTTGTAGATATATAAACTGATCCAACAGGGTAAATTTTTCTAAATATATCAGTTCCGCTAATGCTTACGCTGGTGAAATTACCTGTGCTTGCTGAACTTGATCCAACAGTTGTACCGTCTATCGCACCACCGTTAATGTCTGCTGACGAAGTTGATAAAGAGCTTAAGGTGGCTGCCCCTGAACTGCTTATAGTGCTAAACGCTCCTGTACTTACAGAACTAGCACCAATTGGAGTGCCGTCTATTGCTCCTCCATCTATATTGACAGAAGAAGATGATAAAGCAGTAGCAGTTAAAGAAGTTATTGTTATAGCTGCAATAGTTCCGCCTTCTACTTTGTTTCCTGATATTTGATTGTCAGCTAAAGTTAAAGTTCCTGCTGAAACATCTAAAGTTTTACCTGAACCAACTTGTAAACCAACAGATGTGCCGTTACCTGCTGACGCAAAAATAGCATCTACAGAATCTAAATTATCGTTTAGGGTAGTTCCCCAAGTATTAGCTGAACCACCTACGGTTGGCTTGGTTAATCCTAAGTTAGTTGTCGTTGTCATAGCTTTTTATTATAGACTATTCAGGCAGTTCTTGAGAATCAATTATTCTCCTATAGTTTTAGTTACTGTTATTGGTGTAATCTTTTCTGCTATCTGAGCATCAAGACTAGCTTTCATTTCAGAAACCTTATCAGAGCCTAAAGCAGTTTCTACCCAGCCTTGCACATCACTTGCTGTTAAGTCTGCAAAGGCTTTGAAACTTGATAAGTCTGAAGTGTCTAGCGATTGACTGCCATAAACATTTGCAGAAACAGGAATGTCATTACCATCCATATCTTTTACAGTGTTACTATCATCAGTGGCTGTTAGTCGCCAATGGACGTTGTGTACTACATCCGACTTGGAATCTTTCGTAGGGTAAGTATCAACTGTACTTACATTCCATGAATAAGATATAGCCATTTTATTCTCCTTTGAGTGTGTTAATTTCAGATTGTAAGGCTTCAATCTGTTCTTGTTGTTCCTGCATTGCTTTTAAAACCCATACTCCTATCTTACTGTAAACAATACTTTCAGGAACAAGTTCTCCATCTATTTCTTTTCTTGTTACCAATTCAGGTATCAATTCATCTAATTCTTCTGCAATCAAACCGTAGCTTGAGACATCTGTTCCTTTTTCATCAAAAGTAACGACCCTAGCTTGTTTTATTTTATCAAGAACACCATCTGGCATATCTTTGATATTTTCTTTATATCGCCTTGAAGAAGTATTGTAAAAAAGTAAACCACTTGAAGCGTTATACCTAACATCATTTTGGTCTGCTGCAGAGCCATAGAGGTTATTCATTGTGATAGAACCAGAAGAATCAATAGCCATTCTAATTGCAGCAGAAAAATTACTGTTACTGTTTGAAGTCCTAAAAATTATCATATTATTTGATGCTGTTGTTGAACCTAAAGCATCAAGATACAAACCATTTGATACACCAATGTTGCATTCTTGACTATTGATACCTTTTAAAATTAGTCCAGCACTTGTATCGCTTAAAACTAATTTTGGCGACCAACCTGTTGAAGAGGTTATGCTTGTAGTTCCAATCCCAACACCAGAAGAGTCAACTCTTACTCTTGTTGTACCATCTGTTACTCCACCATTACCTGTTTGTATATCTACTGATGAAAGACCACCAAGATAAATTCTTCCTGTACTTGAGCCATCGTGGTATACACCTATATATCCTGTATCAGTACCGCCTTGTAAAAGTTGTATACCATCATAATCTGCTGCGTTAACAGATAACTGATGGTCAGTTGAAGTAGTTCCTATTCCTACTTTTTCATTTGAACCTATAGTTATTGCAGTCGCATTTCCGCTATCTGAAATACTCGGTGTGCTGGATAATTCTGCTGGTACTTTTGTTGTCATTAGTCTGCTTCCTCTATGGTTAATGTTCCTGCTTCTACTTGTCTTTTGATTTCTTTGTAGTGTGCGTTACTTTCATCTAACGGAACATACATAACCTGTCCGTCTATCGTTGCCTTTATGCTTTCTTTTTCTCCAATAATGCCATTAAAGTATTTTGCAGATGTTATATTTAATTCTTGACCTTCGTACATTTATAACTCCGATACTGCGTAAAGTTTTGCTCTTGCTGCGGCAGATGCACTATTTGTCGCTGCTCCATATATCATAAATCTACTAATAGCTCCCGTTGAAAAACTACTTCCATTAGCTGTATCTGAATCTGTAACTGTAGGGTTAGCTCGCATAACTGTTGGTAATTCAACATTTGAAAGAGAATAAGTGTCAGCACTTGTCCCATAACCATTATAAAAAACTTGTCCTTCCGTTTGATAATAATATCTTTGACATAAGCGTAGTTGGTCTTGATAAGTCAGTCTTTCAAACGGTGTGGCGTTATCGCCAACTTCTAATTGCAAACCTGTTATGTAAAAATTATTTCCAGAACTATTTGCTAAATTAAAACAGCCTACTGCTCTAGTGTTATTTGCTACGCTTGAGTTCCAAGAGTTATTTAAAGAACCTCCACCTGTGTAATTAGATCCTGCTGCCAACCAAAAATACAACAAAAGTTCTGCATCTGTTGTGTTTTGAAAACCTAATGCAGTATCGCCATCAATAGTTATGGTTTTCTTTTCCCAAGTGTTCGCAGAGTTTATTGTAAAACTTTGAGATTGTAGTTTTATACCT